GCGGTGCATGGAGCGCACCGTCTGGCGAGGCTTGGCCTATCTGCGATGACGTAGATAGCTGTTCACCAACGTATCACTTCTGGTCGCCGCTCATTCTCGATGTGACGAACACAAAATGGAACAACGACACAAAGACATGGGCGGCCAACTGGCAAGAACAACTGATGACTGCACAAGACTACATGGGTAATGTGCAAAACGAAGACATCGACTTGTTCTTGATACACTCCCAGATGATGACTGCCGCAAAGCTGGCCGTCCAAGGTCTCCAGACCTTTGAGGTCACACAGAACAGCCCCCTGACCAAACTTGGTCATCGGACGCTGAACTACAACGGCACGGAGTTAATGACGGGACACGGTGTCCCGGCTGGCTGTGGCTATGGTCTTACGTGGGACAACATCAAGTTGTTGTCGATCCAAGACCAACTCCTGGCCCAAGACAAGGACTTGGACATTGAGACGACGACCCGTCGTCACTTGTTCACGTTCTACGGAAACTGGGAGTTCAAGTCGCCGGCCAAGTTCGTCAAATTCGCCCAAGTCACCTGATAAGAAAGGAAGCGGCTACATACCATGTCTGCAAAGTATGAATGCGTGCTCCCTTTCCCACGGGGAAGCACGTACGGCGATAGAGGGCTTGTCACCATGTCTTCGGACACGGCACAAGATCTCGAAGGACGTTGTTTTGAGGCCGATGACACGATCAACAGCACTCCGAAAAAAGTGGTTCTTCGGATTGTTCGAAACGGTTCGGGTGGCGCACTGACGTGTGCCAAGAAGTTCTTCAAGTATGGAACTTCGGCCGGACAACTCGGCCGTGTCATCACGGGTCTCTGTGATTCCGCCGGCATGATCGGCAAGCCGATGGACGAGAAGTATGTCGACGACGGCATCACGTCGATTGCCGCCAACGATCTCTTCTACGTCATTGAGGCGGGACCGACAAAGGTCTTGACGGAAGCCTCCGCTGTGTCACTCAGCGCTCATGCCGCATTGGCAACCGATGCCAACGGTTTGATCAACGGTGCGGCAGCGGCAGCCGGCGAGGCCGTGTTGGCAACGCTTGATTCCGCCGCCACGAGCACGAACACGGCCACCTTGATCTTCGTCAAGGCGGACGCTGTCGACTCGGACGCGGCTTAACCCTTACTGGCCCTACCGGTCGGGGCGATCTACGCCCCGGCCGGACTTTTTCACCAAAACGAACACGCAATGAACGTATTGGTCTGTTCGCCTGCCACTTATCAACTTGAAGCGCCAGAAGTCGGCGAATACCTTGCGTCGGTGTACCTTTGGGCCCACCAGCACAAGGTTGAGATTGCAAAAAGCGGTGTACGCAAGGGGCGAATTCACCAGATTCGAAACGCGGCAGTCGAACAGGCTCAACAACTTGGTTTCGACCGCATCCTGTTCATCGATCCGGACATGGTCGTCGATCGTTACCTCGCCGCCGGGCAAGAACCGTTCCTGCCGACGGCAATGAGGCATCTCGACGGGCATCCGGGGAGTGTCGCGGCGGCGCCCTATTGCGGCCCTTGGCCCGAACGAACCATTCGAGTGTTCGGCATCGATCCAGAAAACGGCAAACTCTTCCATTGCAGCCACGGGTTCAGCCAATGGCGCGAAGGGTGGCATCAAGTAGCTGCCGTGGGAACGGGCCTTATGTTGATCGATGTGTGCCTTTTTTCTGACCTGGAACCACCGTATTTCGAAGATCAATACCGTACGCGAAACCAAATCGCAATGAAACATTCGCAGGACGTGACGTTCTGCAAACGTGTCCGAGATGCCGGACACGAAATCTGGGTAAATTTCAGTTCGTGGTGCGGACACTACCAAAACAGCATCGTGGATCCGCCGGGACTGGAAGGACAGCGCGACGGAGAAATCAACCTGAATGCCCAACGAACCACCGAGAGATGGGATGGGTCGAAAGGTGCCACGCTACCTGGTGACAACATTCCGGGCAAGACAAGCCCTGGCGAGGTGGTGCAAGAAACATAGGCATCTCAAAAAAGAATTGGTCGATCTTGCCAGGCAACCGTCTTGTGCCGACATCCCAACCAAACAAATTGTGGAGTTAATGGAACTGGTCGATGATCTGCTGGACACGAATGTCCCATTCGTGGAATGCAAATGCACAAATCGTCCCGATTGTCCCTGCTGTAAAGGAAGAGGATGGATCACGTTCAATCAACTCAAGAACCTGAAGCCTTTGCTAAAGCAAAAGTCCTTGGAATTTTAGCCGAGAACCCTCAACTGCGACACAAACCGCCCAAAGACATTCCGTTTTGCGAGGTCATCGTCAAGGTAAACGACCAAGACATTCCCATCCGATTCGAAGGCGAAAAAGCACAACAACTTGCATCCCTCAAGAAGGGAGACCTCGTCTCAGTCACGGGACAATTGCAACGATATACCTGGGTTGTCAATCGCGCGATACATTCGCGAATGATTGTCAGAGGCGAACACCTTGGATAACACGCAATGTCAAAAGCACGCGATGTTTTGAACCATCTGGAAGCAGTTCAGGAAGATGTCGGCGACATCCGAGCCCTGGTAGGGGCAATCGACAAAGAATTCGGAGGGCCGGAAGAACTGGCAAAGATGCTGAAAAAGATGGTCGATGCCGAGGAGACATCACCATCCGTCAAAGCGAAACTGTTCGCCGACATCATGCGGATCCGCACGTCAGTCGTTGCGATACAGCCCAGTGCAATGGACACCGAGAAGGATATTGAAGCGGAAATACAGGCAATCCTCCAAGAACTAAGAGAGATCGAAGACAAGAGGTCTACCGAAGGTGTCACAGTTTGATGCACTTACCGCTGCGATGACCGCTTCTCGCTCGACATTGCCCATGATGTCGACGGCGACTCGACGCCGACAATTGCAGCAAGCACTCTACCAGAACATCGAGCGACTTGCCCGACGACGATTAGAGGGGCTTGTACTCTACAATCCGCTTCCGAAAGCTCACGAATTCCATCGATCAAATGTCCGCATTGCACTTCTCGATGGGCCAAACCAAGGTGGAAAATCCCTAATGGGCGCCGCGGAGTTTGCCTGGCGAATCACCGGTACACATCCTTTCAAAACACAGAGGCGAAAAAAACGTCTAGCGCTCGTTGTTGGACCGGAAACCGACCACATCGGCGATCCGATGTGGCGATACCTTTCCCAGCCGGGGGCCTTTTCCGTAATCAACGACGAACATACCGGTCGTCTGCGCAGTGTTCGTGCCGACCGCAACGACCCCACGAAACTGGATCCGTACGACAAAGCGTACAAAGAAAAGTGGCGAGATGCCCCTCCCTTGCTACCAGATCGTTTTATCAAGGACATCGCATACGAAAGCGTTGTCAAGCAAGTACCCCGCAACGTAGTGCTGATCAACGGTGCGACCATTCTTTTCCGGCCGGCCGGCGGCGCTGCAAAACCGCCACGTGGCCGACAACTCACAGATTGGTGGTTCGACGAAGAAGTTAGCAACCCGGCGTTTCTCCGAGAAACCATTCGAGGTTCCATGCGGTTTGGGGGCAGCGGATTTTGGTCAGCGACACCCGAAACCGGTGGATTCCAATTGTTCGAGTTGCATGAGCGAGCACTCGCCAACGATCCGGACGTAAAAGCCTTTACGGTGTATCTCGAAGACAATCCCTTTATTTCGGAGGAGGATAAGAGGGCATTCTATGACAGCCTCGACGATGAACAACGTCGAGTCAAATACTATGGCGAGTATCTGATCGCCGGTCGACGAGTCTACTCGATGTTTGATCCGAACATCCATTGTTATGAGCCGTTTCCAATTCCACGACACTGGTGTTTCTATCTATTCGTTGATCCAGGGCACCGATCGGGCACCGTGTTTGCCGCCGTCGATCCGGAAGAAAAACATCTGTGGATCTACAAGAGTGTCGAACTCCACAACTGTACGCAAAACCGATGGGCCGACATGGTTTGGGAAGAGCATCATGACCGTCCAATTGAAGCGATGGTCATTGACGAACGAGCGGGCCGACAAACAGGAATTGCCGGTGGAGCAACGGTTGCCTCCGAATACTACGAAGCATTAAAGGTCCGAGGAATTGAGCCTCGCTCTTATGGGCCCCGCCAAGGATTTATGCCAGGCACCTCGGACATCGAAGCGAGAGAACAATCTTTAGTCGGAATGCTTACCCCTCGCTATTATGGACCGTTTGAAGGACTTCCAAAAATTCAATTTGCTAAGGGCACCAACGCGAAACTTGTTGCACAAATCCAAAAGGCACACAAGGAAGCAAAGAATCCCAAGAAACGAGCAAAGGATCGCACCAATCCCGAAGATGTGCTGCAAGGTCTCGAATACGGCGCACACTTCAACCCCTCGTATCGATTTCCACAAGAAACACCAACCCCCAAACTCGATCCCGTGTTCGCATCCTACCAAGCGGCAGAAGCCCGACGACAACGACGGCAAGGCCGCCGAGGAATCGAACTCTAACCGCCAAGGAGAAACTCATGAGCAACGATTTTTCAGGACCCCAGCCTCTAACCATAGACAATCTGCCAGAACCGCATAAGGCGCCGCCGCTGGAACCCGGTGATCGCGTTGTGTTTTGGCCGCATCCCTCTGCGCTGCAAAGCAAGCATCAGAAGTATTTTGGCTTTGTGGCACAAGTTGAATCACCCCAAACATGCCATATCATCGTCGCCGTAGAAGGGGGCTGGGAATGGCGCGAATCCTGTGTCCACAAGGATGACTGGCAGATTCAACTGCGCGCGGCACGCTTCGAAGACAACACATCGGGCATCTATGACCTTGCCGAATCCGAGAAACAGCAACGAGCCGTCGCCAAACGCCTCGATGAGATCGACGAGAAGTTGGCAATTCTCCAGGTCCAATTGCGAAGTCGTGCCCCAAAGCCGGTTGAGCAGCAAGTCGAATCGCCGGACAAACCGTCGGTCGAGTCGCCCCCAAAGCGAAAAAGAAAAGGCAAATCCGGCCCAAAGCAAATTCACAAGACCGGACAAGCAGAAACACCGGAGCCGGCTAGCTAAAGTCGGATTGAGGCATGGCAATCGAATCTACAATCTGCGATCTGTGGAAGAAACAAATTCACGACGCCGATGAAGATAAGCAGCAAAAGTTTGGAAAAGCTGCCGAACGTGCTTGGGGCTTCTTGGGAAAAGGTTTTACCGACCTTTACAAGGATCTCTACACAACACCGGAAGGCAACCCGTTTCCGAACGGACAACCATTCCACAAATGCAGACGCAATCTCTCTCGGGAATTCTGCAATGTCTATTTGCCATACCTCCATCATCGTGTTCCAAATCGACAAGTCGCACCTCGACGACCGATGCCGCCGTCGGAACTCAAGAAATACGTCCAAAATCTGCCGGCACCCGAGAACGAACAAATCAGTGCTTGGCTGCTGCAATGGTGGTTGAACTACTTGCCCACCGAATATGGTCTCCAAGACGAAGTGCGCCCCGTCATTCAAGAGGCACTTGTTAAAGGACGAGGCGTATGGGTCCATGAAATGGTTCCCGGCCCCCGAGGCATGATTCCATCTTCTCTGGGTGATAGCGTTGACAACTGGGGAATCGATCCAAACACAAAGAAGGTGCGAGATGCAGGTTGGATGTACCGCTTGCGAGAAAGAAGTGTTTGGAGCGTGGCCGAAGAGTATCACATTCCAGGACGAGAACTCCAGGGTAAGTATCAAGCATTCTTGGAACAGAAAGCCGGCAAAAAGCAAACAACAGGCAAGGATAGGCCGGACCTCTGCGCTTACTACGAAATCTACACCCGAGGAGTCGGCATTGGCCAAAAGTTTCAACAGACACCGGACGAGTTGAAGGCATTTGGACATCTCAATGAACAAGATAATGCCTGGCTTGTCATAATGCCTGGTGTCGACTATCCGTTGAACTTGTCGCCATGGATCAAACAACAAGGGCCGGACATTGTCGCGAAAGCGTTGAAGTGGCCAATCCCCTTTTACACTGATCCGGCCAATCCATGGCCAACAACCTTTCTAGACTTCTATCCGAACGGCGACGACCCTTGGGCGACATCACCCCTTGAAGCCGCATTGCCGTTACAGAGTTTCATCGATCACGCTTACTCCTTCCTGTTTTGCCGAGTGCGGGCAACATGCCGCGACATCATCATTTTGTCGGAGTTGCTGGATCTTACCATTGTAAATGCTATCAACTATGGTCTCGATCAAGAAATCGTTTTCACCGCCAAAAAAGACGTTGATGAAATTAAGAAACACATTCATATTGTGCAATTTCCCAAAGTCAATGCAGATCTTTGGAAGGTGATTCATTTAGCCGAACGCGCCTTTGAGCGAATGACTGGAATGGATCCTCTGCTGTATGGCGCCCAACCGGGACCAACACAAATCCGATCCAGTGCCGAGGTGCAAATCCGACAACAGGGGGTATCATCACGGCCAAACGATTTTGCAGATGCCGTCGAAGCCTGTAACAGTCGACTCGCCGCAAAAGAAGGTTTCATGACGCGGCTGTTTGTCGAGTCCGACCAAGTATCGGGATTGTTTGCCGACACTCCCCAGATACCTCAATCGGCTGTTGGAAATGATCAAATTGCCCCCGGCCCGCTCACACAATTATGGGCAACTCTCATCGAAACCGACGATCCCAAGACCGCTGCCGTTGATTATACCTACACGATCGAGGCCGGCAGTGGGCGGCGAAAAAACATTCAAAAAGCGGTTCAAGACAGTCAACAACTCGTACAAACATTGATGCCAGCCTACCAGCAACTTGCAATGCACGGCGCCATTCGACCCTTTAACGAATTGGTACAGCTTGTCGGTAATGCCATGGAAACGGACGTATCCCAAATCATGCTAGACCAGCAAGACATCATGGCGATCGCAATGCAACAACAGCAGGGAGCCAATACCGGCGCCGATGTCGAACCATCACAAAGCTAGGAAGCACCAATGCCATATCTCGTAAAAAACGGTCGTCGGGTTTGGCAAGACTACGAAACCGGCGAAACCCAAGACTGCGGGGCTGCGGGACTATGCCACGCGATTGTCGGCACGGAAACGCGGTTCCGAGCACAGAACAGAGAAGTGCCGTTCGGCGGTAACGAACGGATGTTGGCCGCCGCAAAGCGCAAAGCGGAGGCTGCCGGCGTCAACATTCATGGCAAACAGTTTTCTCACCAATTGGCCAGTGAACCGCTTGGTGTCGACGGTTGGTACGACGGACCCGACGATGTGCAACGACTCTGCGAAGAAAAAGGATGGGGGCTCAGCGGCAGTCTACACGCAGATCCCGTTTATCCGGAAACAGCCGATGGGCCATACGAAGTTGCCGACGACGTTGTAAAAGACGACATCGAGGCAGAACTTCATGACAGCGAGGCAACCATCGACGACCTGAGTACCACAGAATACACCGACTTGTTCGAAAAGCGAAAAACCGAACTGTCTGGAGATCTCTGATGCCGGCTCCACGACTATTGCTCTATGCCGATGTCGTCGAACACTTGGAAAAGTGGGCCAACCAGCGAGGAAAAAGCCCCAACCTCGAACTGATCAAATGGTCTACGGTACGTGCCTACGAGGAAGTCACCAACTATCACGATTGGACGTTCCTTTTGCGGCCTTGGCGGCTGCATCTCAAGGCACCACAAACCACCGGAACAATTGCCTACGATTACACCGGCGGCACACACGAACGCATGGTAACTCTGACCGGAAACACGTGGCCAAGCTGGGCAATCGACGGAGTGATCAAATTCACAACGGCATCCGGCAACAATGTAGTAAGTCGGGTGGCTACGGTAGAAAGCACAACCGTATTGACCCTCGACCCGAATTTCTGTCCCGATGCCGACGTAGCAGCGGGTACATCCTATTCGCTGTATCGACAGTATTACGTTCTCCCAGCCGATTTTCTTTCCATTGTCGGTATAGTCGGCGAGAACAGTTGGATGGAAGTCAACCCTTCAGCCATGCCGTCCTTGCTGTCTCTTGAAAAATGGGACGATACAACTGGTGATGTGCAAAAGTATTGTGTGGCTGAAGCTCCGGATATGTTTGGCAGCCTAGCAGTTTATCTCTGGCCACCGATCGACAGCGACCAAACGCTAGATCTGACCATCAAACGACATGCACGAACTCTCCGGTATTGCGGACAGGATGTAGCCTTGGAGTTTCCTGGGAACGTGAGTGTTGTTTCCGGCAGTGCGGCAATTGCTGGCACAAGCACAGAGTTTGAAGCGGACATGGTCAACTCGATCATTCGCCTCAGTCGAAACTCATCCCGACCAACCAGCTACCAAGGCCGCAATCCATTTGTCGAGGAACGGGCTATTGCTGCCGTTGCCGATTTGTTGGCCGCAACAGCCGACAGCACGTTTTCAGCCACTCGCACCGATGTTGGATACATCATTAGCGACCCCATTGATCTGAATCGTGCTGCATACCCGGCAGTCATGGCATGTACGGAAAAATTCCTCGGCGATGCACTGGGGCTTGAAGACGCAGGACGGTTGTTCGCAAAAGCCGAGCGAGCATTGCAACAAGCGGCTGGAAATGATAAGCGCACGCGACAACGACGAATCGCCGGCAGCTTCAATTACCTTCACAAACGCCTGGCTGACTATCCGTACGATTCCGACGTTCAATAGAGGATGCAAAGATGGCTTACCACAGCAAAACTGATGTCGAACAAGTCTTTGGCACAATCAATGTTGGAGTGTGGGCCGACAAGGATCGCGACGGAAATGCAACAACAATTGCTGCTCGCATCGCTCAAGGAATTCTGATTGGCGACAACATCATCGACGAATACCTACAAAACACACAGTACAAAATTCCCATTCAGGATCAAGATGGAAATGTACCAGTCGGAATCACAAACCTCGCAGCCACCTTTCACGGCATTTGGCTTTACACCACCTGTGGCATCGACCATTCCGGCGTGGAAAACGGCAAACACGCTCTCTCCAATTTGGAAGAGCGAGCGTACAAGGAATTGTTTGCATACAAGGACGGGACTCGCATCATCAAGGATGCCGTGTAATGGCAACAACAAATCCTCTTACCGCTGCCGTAGAAGCATTGTGGACTCTCTTGGAGGCCAGCAGTGCATTCACTTCTGCCGTCGCGACCGGCAATCGAATCAAACTGACTGAGAGTGTTGCCAATCCTCTTCACCCTCGCGTTATGCCGGCTGACTTCCCCCAAGTCATAATTCGGACCCATGGCCACAAAACACACCAATACACCGATTCGAGTGGAAGTGAGTTTTGGAAGCGGTTCACCATCGAAGTCAAAACCCGCGATACATGGTTGGCCAACAACACCGACGAAACCGATGGGTTGCTCGATCTGGAATTCATCATCTTGCGAGCCTTGACTCCTTGGATCGACACCATGGAAGCCATCACATGGGGAAGTCAAAGCCCGATCAAAGATTGTCGATTGCTGGATGCCAACGAAGGAATCAAGCCGGATGACATCCACAAAGGATGGAAGGTTGTTTGGCAAGGTTTGATCCATTTCTATTTCGACACTTCCTCACTTACTCCAGCTTAGGGTGTTCACATGTCCGACGACGTGATTTCCGGTGTCAATGGTGCCATCGACGGCCAGCGGTGCATTGAGGAATGGTTGATTCGAGAGATTGCCGATCTTCCCGTCATGGTTTGCGCGTCAACCGACGGCGGCGAATTGAACAAGGCCGGCAACGTAGACTGGAAGGGACGCTACACCGCCAAGGGGCATACCCCCTATCGGATGCCAGGCAATCTTTGGACGTTCACCGGAGCCAGCCGCAACGGAAAAGGCTACCAGGGATCAGCCTATACGTCCCGTGCTCACATTGTCTTTCCGGTCAATCGCGGACGATTCATTTATCACGTGGTCGATTTTGCGCAAGGCAGTAGTGCCCTTGGCAAAGGCCCTTACACCGCTACCGACAGTGGATCACCCGATCCGGACATTGCACGTGGACTGACAATGACCCTGGACGGCAGCAGTGTTGCCGAGATGCAGCACATGGAACTGACCATTGAATGCCCGTCTGCCAGGGGGCCTGGAATGGAAGACGGTTACGTATCGGCCAACACCAACGGATACATCTATCGCAAGGCAGGAAATGTTCGAGCCTTCTTGCAGGGTCTCGTTCTTTTTTCCAACCCGGCCGATCTGCCCGTCAACAACGGTGTGTACGCGGTTCACATCAACGTGAACTCGACGCCGGAATACTGGGACATCAATTGGTTCCGACTATTCGATGTCCAGAGCAAAATGGTCATTCACAGTGAAGGCGACACACAAGCCCGCTTCTGGGCGGCGAGTTTCCGGGGACGGTGGACCGGCTGGAAAGACGGATCTCAAGGACACATCATTCAACCCGACGGCACCATATTCTGGGATTAAAACCATGCCACCAGACTGGGAAGAACTGACCAAACAACTGCCCTCCTCCATGTTGCCAAAGGAAGATCAAGACCCTTTGGCTCCAAGTCGCGTTGCGCAACAAGCAGCCGAGGCAAACGTCGAACACGACGATGTGCTCTCCAGTCTACCAGACTTGAAAGCTCAAGTCCCCGCACCCATGTTTGGCGAACAACACATCGGAACCGGTTTGCCGCAACTCAAACAAGCGGAACCGCAAATCAGCGGTACACCTCCACTGCAAGCATCACAAAACTTGCAGGAATTGCCGAATCAAATCAACTCGCTACGTGAAGTCCTGGTGGAACTCAAGACAGCGATGGTAAATCAAGCACAACAAATAATCAATAAGCTCGATGAACTTCTGGAGATGCCGTAATGGCCCCATCTGTTGACCATTGGGATTGTCAAGGAACGCCCCTTCGGTTTGTAACCGAAGACGGAATGAAAGGAATTCGCCAGGTCCACATGGCGTGGAGCGACGTAGGAACATTCCTCGATCAAATTTGGGACTCAGGCAACAATCGGTGGCCGGCAGAATATGACTCCAACTGGGCAGCCTACATTTGGAAGGTGAAGGCTGGCCCAATGGAAAACTCGCAATCCAGCGCTCAAAACGAACACTACCTAAGCTACAACGATGCCGTACTGACCTTGGAATACAATTCCAATGTCGCCGCACTCAATTCTACGGGGGTGGTAAGTGAAACATTCGACGGCGTTGATCTGTGGCAAAGCCTGGGACATCGCAATCTCATGTGGAACTCCGGACAGGTTGACGATCCCACATACCTGAAACCGGACGAACAATCAACCGTCCAGATTGCCACACCCAAGGCACTCTACATACGCGAAGAAAAAGGTGTAATCAGCATTCCTTCAGGATGTGTCTCCTGTATTGGCCACACAAACAACACTCTTGTTCATGCAGATGTTCTGGGCATCAATTTTCCGGCTGGAACGCTGATGTATAAAAAGCCTCGCATTTCACGACAATTCACAACCGAAGGATACACACGTTACCGAATCATTCACACCGCTGAATTCGATCCGCAGTACTGGAACAAATTCCTTCGCAAAGCGACCGGACAATTTGAATACGTCTACAACGAAAACGGGGAACAATTTGAGTACCCGACGGCAGACCTCAATACCTGTTATTCCAAGTAAGTGTGATGGACCCCCTTCCACCTGGTACAAATCTTCGCACGATCCGCAAGTGGCTCAATGACTTGTTGCGACTTGCCACACGACCGCTGCGCGGTGTCGGTACGCACAGCAGCGAAGACGGACACGCCATCATCCCGCTAACAGGACAGGAGGTGCTACTCTACGAATTGACGACAAGTTTTGCCGTTGACGGAACGACAAAGCAGTGGATTGCTAGAGGGAAACCGGTGGTTCGACACCCAAGCAAACTTTGGGCCGTAAACACTAATGCTCAAGCCGAGATAATCGAACTTCCCGCAGGTTTTCAAAATGGCAGCGACCAATCTTTCGGAATGATGCCCTATGGCGCAGGCCAGCGAATCTACGTCACCGATTCTCAAGGAACGCTGGAGTGTGTCAGCCCACCTTTGGACAGGTGGCGAATCGAACTGAAGGATGCCCTGGAGCCTTTTGGTACGGCAACGTGTCACCTGTTGCCGTATGTCGAAGGCAGCCTACAAATTGACACAGGCATCGAGGTCGAAGCAACGGACTTCTTAGGCTTGCGAGGCCGAGCGTACAAGGATGGTACGCCACCCGTACTGGGTTCCCGAGGTTGGATCCAGTATTGCCCCGATCGAAATGCCTGGGAGTTTGTTTCACTCCAACCCCATGCCCAATTGGTTATCGGACAAGCTGATGCCGATTGGAGCGGATCCGATTCGGTTATCAGCATCGACTCGGCCCTCGTCGTCTTGCCAACCAAAGAAGCCTTGTGGATGGATGCCGACGGGAATGAACCCGTTGAATTTGCCAACGATCGACATTGCACCGCCGGCAAAGACAATGATTGGGTGGCCGCATATTGGGACGATCAAGAAGAAGAATTCTACGCATTTATGGGCAAGTTACGAGAACAAGAAGTCATGACAAATTTTCAAGTCGACACGACCAACCTGAAGCTGCAAAAGAAAACACGAAAAGTCTGGGCTCACATCACAGAAGACGAAAGCAACTGGACCGACATTCACACCGGGGATGCCTGTCCATAACGAGACAATGGGAAACATTCAGTTCAACAACAACAAGATTCTTTTTTCCGGCAGCAACAAAATTGCCATGGACTCAAGCTGTTGCTGTGGATGTACGGGATGTTCGGGCACTGCGCCAAACCAGTTGTCCATAACGATTGCCGGCGTCACTGGCTGGCCGTGCTGTTCGGATTTCAACGACACATTCGTATTGACGCTCACACCACATGCAAGTGGCCGGTGTCAATGGGAATACTCCGGCGCACAATGCGACATTACGGCGTACATGGATGGGCTCACCTTACGAGTAGAGATCGTCGGGGCCGTTGGTGTATGCCAATTCGACTTTTCGTACGCGGAAACATTCGGCGCCACCCCTGATTGTTCGGCATGGAACAACCAAAGCGTCACCTACAACACCCAAACACCGTTTAGCATCTGTAATGCAGCGGCTTCTACCTGCCTGGCAACTGCGGTTTGATCAATGGATTGTCTATTCGAAAAAAACAACAACGGACTTTGGCAGTGCCAAGAATGCAACTGGGAATACCCTTTTGTTATCGATCGACCTCCCCACCGAAATTGTCCAGAAGGTTCCCGAGAGTTTTCTCTCGAACGGAGAATCGCACAAGCCGTCAAAGCGGAAATGACCGGTTTGTCCGAAGAAACGATTCTCAAACGTCTGGCTTGTTGTCGAACCTGCAAAATGTTTTGTGAAACAGATTGTCCTAAATTCAACCCACACGGCAATACCCCCTGTCGTTGGTTTGTCGCACTAATCCAACGACGAGATCGACCAACTCATGCTTGTGAGAGATGGATTTCCCTCCAAAAAACTAGCTCATAGGAGATGCTGATGCCTACTGCAACACTAACCAGAAAACTGTCATGCGACGGTTGGGTGCAAACCGCCGCCAAACAAATCACCGCTGATGCATTCGAATATGTCGAGGTATCAGTCGGGGCCACTGATTCCGACAAACAAGTCGACATTGCAATCGACAAGTCGCAGTTGAAGGCGATCCTCATTTACTCAACGGATTCGGATCTGATGCTGGAGGCAAACGCGGCCACCAGTGGCGGGCGCGACTTCGTTCTCAACATCGACGAAGACTTGGGATTGGTCTGGACGGAAGCCGATGAAACAAACGGCTATTACACAAATCCAATCACGGCCGATGTGACGAAATTCTATGTCACCAACATTGGAGGAGTAGCAACCACACTCCACATAGGGGTGCTGCGCGACGCAACTCCGTAGTGATCAATCATGCACAACACCATCTATGTAGCCGGTTATCCAAACCGGATCGGTGGGGCGCCGTCAGAGTTGTGGCACACGATCAAGTTGTGGCGCAGAAAACAGGTGCCAGTAACGGTTTTCCCCACATGGAAACCTGATCTCGAATGGAAATGCCGACTTGAGATGATTGGCTGCAAAACAACTATGATCTCCCCCGGCGATTTGAGGGGGGAAATTGTTGTCGCCCTATGCAACCCGGAAGTAACTGCGCACCCGGAAGTTTTCGAAGGCGCCAAGATCGTATGGGGACCGTGTTGCTCGTATCTCTCCGGATACGAGGCTGACTACTATCGCAAGCACCCCTTGATGACAAAATACCTTTTCCAAAGCCACTTTCAACTAAACGGATTATGGCCCGAATACAAAAAACGAGGTGTACGCCGCAGTCAATGTCATTTGATTCGAGGTGCCTTTGATTGTTCGGAGTTTCCATATCTCCCCAATCCACATCGACAGGGAGGCAAATTTGTTTTGGGGCGACTCTCCCGATCTCACCCCTGGAAATTTGCAACAGATACATGGGAAATCTACACGGCCATTCGCGAAACAATCGATGCTCCTGTTACCGCTCGGGTCATGGGATTTCAACCATTCTCGATTCGTGGGCCAGTACCAAGCTGGGTCGAAATCTTGCCGGAAGGCGCCGAATCGCCACAAACATTCCTTCAATCGCTTCACGCTATGGTGCAACTCACACATAAACCTGAAAATTGGCCGCGAACCGGTCTTGAAGCAATGTCGGTTGGGGTGCCCATTGTTGTCGACGATGCTGGAGGTTGGCAAGAAATGATCGTTCACGGAAAGACAGGGTTTCTCTGCCAAGACAAAACGGCTGTTGTCGATGCCTGCAAGACCTTGGCTGAAAACGAATACCAACGGATGGAACTGACGGGCCGAGCCAGAGAACGCCTTGAAGAAGATCTCGCCAATCCGGATATGATTTGGGCCAACTGGAAACGACTGTTTGACAGCCTGTGATCGGAGAAGCACAATGCGTCCCCTCATCGTCAGTTATGCAACGCGAACCCCCACGTTCTATGCAATTGCCCGAGAAAAACTGATCGCCGATTGTCAACGACTCAACCTGGAGCATAGCATTCGATTGATTGATCCACCTGGCGACTGGTATGGCAATGTGCGACACAAACCTTACTTTCTCCGCGACTGTCTAGCCGGCAAAATTTGGTGTGATACGGACGCCCCCCATGCTCGACCGATCGCATGGGTAGATGTTGACTGTCGGTTGAATCGCGTTGACCCCCTACCCAACCTCAACCTCTTCGACGTTGGGGTTCACGATGCCACGGGCAACATGGATGTAACATGTGGCATTATTGTTCTCAATCGAACAGCAAGGGCAATGGAATTTGTCCAGGCATGGATCGATCGCATGGTACAAGAGGGCACGCCTGGCGAACACGGTCCCTTGTGCCGCACAGTACGAAACCCACCGCAAGGGGTGCGGATCATCAATGTTACAGAACTGTTTGGCTGGGACGTGAACGAACACATTCGCGATGTCGCCAAGCGTTCTGGACCGATTGTTTGCGAACACTGCGGACGAGGGTACGACGAGTTGTTGGTCGGCCGACAGCTAGTCTGTCGGCAATGCGGCACCATCATTTTTGTAGGACAAAAAAATGCGAATGACACCGATCGAAACTGATGTGCCAGGACGAGGACCGGAGCGATTGAAGTTCTTTGGACTTTGCATGTCGCAAAACCAAAACGCCTTGGCAGCATTCAATATGATCTTTGAAGAATACGGCCCTTTCAAGCAGATCATTGAGATCGGAACAGGCAACGGCGGATTGTCCGTCTTGTTTCACATCTACGCCCTGACTACCGGCGCCCGATTTACTACGTTCGACAACAAACCACGCAACAACCAACTCTTGCAAGAACTCGACGTGGATTGCTGGCATGGATCCTGTTGGGATTTCCAAAAGGATATTGCCTTAATGATTCGGCAACCCGGGCGCACTTTCGTTTTCTGCGACGGCGGAGACAAACCAAAAGAACTGGCTGTCTTCAGCGAACACCTAAAATCAGGTGACTTGATTGCCGTACATGACTATGCACCAAGTCGCGACTTTTACAAACACGTCATGCTCCACAACATTTGGGATTGGTGCGAGGTCACATGGGAAATGATCGAACCGGCCGTAAACAAATACGGACTGGAAGTAATTGAGCAACAAATCGGTTGGTTATCGGCAATGTGCATTCTCCAAAAAAAGTAGTATGGCAATTTATCTACCCGATTACGACGCATCCTTTCTTCACATCGCAAAGACCGGTGGGCTTTGGGTAGAAGAAGCCTTGTTTCGAACCCAATGTACGACTCGCTTTATTTCATCCCCACAAGACGACACGTGTGCTGATCGGCATTGCACCAAGGACAGTTGTCCCGATGCGAAGTTTACTTTTGCATTCATTCGACACCCACTCCATTGGTACGCTTCATGGTGGACTTATTCTGCCGGGCGACCACACAATTGGGATCGTTGGCATTGGCACCCGACCTATCCACTCCAACGATTGCGACATGTTGACTTCGGTGAGTTTATCCAACGAGTAATTGATCATGCTCCTGGCTTTCTGACAAAAATGTTCGAACAATACACCGGTCCATTGGAGAAACCGAATATCAACTTCATCGGCCGCACCGAAAACCTAAAGCATGATTTTTGTTGTGTTCTCGATGCGATCGGACATCCATACGATCCAACCGTTCTTGACAACTTGCCACCACAAAACGCGGGAGGATCCGTCGTGGGACACGCAATTTGGCGAGAAGATCAAGAACAACAACTCCTAAAACTCGAACACAAGATTGTGGAGTTCTATGATGCAATTACTTAAAGTGTACCTGTTGGTCGAACATCTTGGCTGGAACGCCAAAAACCATGCCGATGCAATTGCCAAATACGCCCCTCCCCATTGGGATGTCGCCATTGACCAGTGGACCGGCCACACTCGGAAATGGAATTACGACGATGCCGATGTGATCATCAACCTTGGCAGCAATGTTCATGAAGAACTGTACGAAACGTGCTGCCGACGGGCGCCCAATGCCGTTCTGTTGAGCCGCTACAACACGTGCTACCCGCGCTATGTCGAAAAGCTCAACATGTTACATGAATGCTCGGATCTAGTTCTCGTCGAATCTCGTCAGTGTTTCGCTTTGGCTCGGGGAGGTCGACCCAAGCTGCGGTTAGCACCTAGCGGGGTTGACTTGAATGAATTCTGCATTACCGTTCCACCGATTGACCGACCATCAAAAGCCTTGTGGTGCGCCGGAATCATCAATCAAGGACAAGAACGAGCCGACGTGAAGCGGCACACCTTGGCGATGGAGGTTGCAGAAAAACTCCGACCGTTGGGAATTGAAATGGAAGTCATCGTAGTGGACCCCAACGGCGAATCTCTTCGCTCGCGCGAGGAAATGGTCAAGTGGTACAACTCCGGTCGACTCTTGATTTGTACCAGTGTCATGGAAGGGTTGCCGAATACCGTGTTGGAGGCAATGGCATGTGGATGCGGCATTGTCTCTACGGCCGTCGGCATTGTTCCGGAGCTAATCAAGCCAAACAAAAACGGATTGATTGTGTCGCCGACAGTGGATTCCTTTGTGACCGCGATCTGCAAGGCCAATCGCAATTATCTGTACTGGTTGCCCGACATCAAAAAAGAAATTGCGGAATGGAGTTGGGCACGACTGGCCGGCAATTACTACCAACTGGTCGACGAAACATTTTGTGCCCGTTACAGCACAGGAAGAGAGTCATGAAAATCGCTGGCGACTTCGACCGCACTTGTTGCCCCGTTTGTCGGTCCACGTCAATCATTGAACGCTATTGGCGCATTCCAGTATTGCGGTTGCAGGAATCAGCCGTGTTAGACGGCATTGCAATTCACCACGTCCCTACGCTGAACGCACCGGATCTGTATTCCTACGATCGGTGTTTGCAATGTGAAGCAGTCTATCGCAATCCAATCGACTCGTTCCAGGGACACTCCGACGAACATGCGGCGAAGCGAGTCAAAAAGGATCTTCCCCACGGAAGCCAGGCCCGTTACGACTTCGCTGCCCCATACCTCCCAGACGGACAAACGATCATCGACGCCGCTTGCGGCATGGGAACGCTCCTCGACGTTGCATCGCAATACCCCCAGTGGAAGCATCGCATCGGCCTGGATATTTGCAAAACCTACATCGAGCATGTCAAAAGCCAAGGGCACGAAGGGTATGTCGTCGACCTGCCACAGGTGCCAGACGTACATGCCGACGCCATCTTCTTTTCCGAGGCGTTTGAGCACGTCAAATCACCCCATGACGTTCTGCGATCGCTTTTAAGAACGCTCAATACCAACGGCATACTCTTTTTCTCGGCCGAATCCCTTGGCGACCCCATCGAAATTCGACAGACCGAAACCATCTTTGTTACGGAAAAATCCATCAATCGCCTTTGCCAATTGCTTGGTGTGAAGATTCTTCACGTCCAGCATCAGGTCGGGAGATTCCTGGTGGTTACGCAAAAGGAAACATCATGAACGGAAAAGCCCTGTTTGTCGTTGCTCACCCCGACGACGAAGCCTTGTTCTTTGGTGGAACCATGCTGTCGTTGGCTTGTGACCGGATCGAGATTCACATTGCGGTTCTGACCGGCGCCAAATTCTGCAATTCACCCAAGACACCAGAGCAAGCAGAACGTGAACCGGCAAGAATTGCTTGTCGTTGGGGCGCCTTTGCCCGCGTTTGCCTGGCGGTTCGGGCGTTTGCCTACCGAGCGAGATTGCCGCAAATGCTTGAAGCCAACCATTCCGTGTACGCGAAGGGATTACATTGGCTGGAAACGCTGATGAAAGCCATACGGCCAACGCTTGTCTTCACACACGGCAAAGATGGTGATTACACGGCAGAGAAATACGCCGACGGTTGGGCAACAGCACGCCATCAACATAAGCTCTGCCATGATCTCACGATGGAGACAAGCCCGACGAACGTACATGCGATCGACCCAGAGGGTGACATCATCTACCAGTTCGACCGCGACAAGAAAATGAAGCTGCTGGACTATTACCGCCACGGGTGTACCCAGACAAAAGTCTGGGACGCCGAAAAGAATTACCCGGAGTTTTGTACCGATGTCGAACGATTCAGATTATTTGTACCGTGACTTAGAGATCTGTCCTTGGTTGAAAGACGGCGCCCGACACACGCCGACACTCTCAGACCTGGCAGCACGAATGTCGCAACGTCCTGGCCGTGTCCTGGTCACAGGTTGCGGCAGCGGCGAACTGTTGCGACTCTTGCATAATGACCACGGCTTCCCGGCGGATCACCTGTATGGCTGCGACATCGAGCCGGACCATGCCGAACTGGCACGCAGGCGTACTGGATTGAAAACAATCATCGAAGCCAACTTCAATCTTGGGAATCCGTTTCCAGAAATCGGTTTCGACTGGATCACTGCCATGAATTGGCTGCAATCCGATTGGCCGTACGAATATCCCGTCAAGATCGAACGCGCCAAGCATCCCGGCATCAATCGTTATCAAGAAATACTGGATAGCGTTTCCATGTCGGCCAACCGTGGCGCGTTCTTTGCCTGGGACTTTCACAAGATGTCTCTCGGCCAAGAATTCCAAGAGATGATCGAGCGCCGAGGGTGGCCGCTACGCGACACACTCTTTTTCCCATGCAATGAACGGAAACGATACCCCGAGTTTTACCCCATTTTCATCTACCAAGTAAAGGACTAAACACGATGCACCGTGCATGGCTCGGATATGATAAACCTGGGTGGGCATACCACCGTCGCTGCATGGGATTGTTGAAGCACGCACCAAACGATTTTCATGTCGCAACAGGTGAAGGAAGGAAGCCCAACCTGCCCACAGAACCATACGACATCTATCTCCAATTGTGCTACTTCCATGCCCCCCACCTCCGTCAACATCTTGCCGACTTGGGACACGACGGCATCATCGTAACCGGCTGCAACACCGGTTGGATCAACGAGGGGCCGCGTGAAGGGCGATTTCACTTTGAAACCTTCAAGGGCGCCTCTGACCACGTGATTTTCAACAATCGTGCTGCCTGGCACCTGGCCGGTACAATCCCAAACTCGACATGGATTTCCAACGGTGTCGACCAAGACGCATTTCGCGTAAAGATCCCTCTGCATCAACGCAAGCCAAAAGTCATTTGGGTCGGCAGCTTCTTTCACACGGAACCGAATCGCGACTTGAAAAACTATCGATCAATCATGTTGCCCCTGAAAGAGCGATTGGAAAAACGAGGTATCGAGTGTGACCTGCGCCGCGTTGACTCAACCAAGGGTCGGCACCAAGGAGAACCTGGCGTTCATTTCTACTCAACCGAGGAAATGGTCGATTGGTACAATTCGGCCACAATCTATGTGTGTGCCAGCAACAGTGAGGGCACGCCGAATCCCGCATTGGAAGCGGCCAGTTGCGGTTGCACCATACTTTCTCCCCCCGTCGGCAACATGCCGGAATTGATCAAACATGGTGTCAACGGATTGTTTGTCGAGCGATCAATCGAAGCGATTGAAAAAGCCGTCGACATCGCCACTGAAAACTATCTCTCCCTGGCAACGGAAATGCTCAAATCCATCCAGGTGTGGGATTGGCAATTCGTTGCCAAATCCTACTACGCTTTGTTTCGCCGGCTAATCCACGAACGAAGACAAATTCATGCTGCCTGAAAAACCCCTGTTCATCATCGGCACCGGTCGCAGCGGAACAACATTGCTGTTTCGGCTACTGGCAAACCACCCGGATCTTGCATGGCCTTGCATTGGCCACACCCCCTTGCCCGAACCGTATGACCTTTGGACAAAAGCAGGGTTCCATTGCTTTTCGCGACCGTGTCGTGATCTTCGAGGCATCGATGCGGTACCCGAACAAAATCGCATGGAAATCCAACAATCGTTTGCGCATTTCTGCGAACAAGCCAACCGAACCCGATTTCTCACAAAGTATACCGGTTGGCCCCGACTGGAGTTTGTTCGTCGGATCTTTCCGGATGCACGATTCATTCACTTGATGCGAGATGGTCGAGCCGTTGCATGGTCGCTGATGCAACAGCCATGGTGGCACGGTTGGCAGGGACCAACTCAGTGGCGATGGGGACAACTATCGCCGGAAGATCAACAGATCTGGGAAGAATCAGATCGATCTTTCTATGTTCTTGCCGGGCTGCAATGGAAACTCTTGATGCACTCAATCATGGCTTCTTCGGCTCTGCATCCAGTCCTGCATCTCAAGTACGAACGACTGGTCGCTTCGCCCGAAATCGTCTTGTCTGAAATTTGCCGCTTTGCCGAACTGCCAACCAAGAAACTTGGCGTCGAACTTCTCAAATCCGCCAATCACAAATGGCGATCCATCGACACTTCAGAACAGGTCGCATTCAACAAACATCTTGGACCTGTCTTGTGCCACTACGGGTACAACCTTTGAGTGGTCACTCCCCACTTCATCGCCAAGGCGTCGGCTGCAATAAACACCATAAGGTAAAAGCTGCCACGGCCGCAAGGATTACCCACCCCACCAACTTTGTTTTTTCCTGATAGTCGACCACAAGACTACCTCCCTTAACCTTTCCCCCACCAAAAAAAGAAGTTCCTCATTGCATCACAAATTAGCCAGTGGTAAACTATCAATTATGCATTTTGAATGATCTCATTTACTGGATAACATCGTGTCGCAAGCCATTCACTTGATTGTCGACGGCAACACCCTTTTGGCAATCACTGTTTCGCTAAATGAAGCTAAAGCATATCTCAACGCAGTTCATCTTACGCGACCTCATGCGAAGATTGTTGAATATGCGTTAGACCCTCATGCCATCTGCTGTGCAATCCGTCGAGCCAACAACAAGTCGCGTTGTGCATACACTTGCGTAACATCAGCAGAGCAATGCCCTAGAAAAACCTGAGCCGCCTCGACCCCAAACTCTCGTCGAATCTCCGTTGCCTTTGTGTGGCGCAACTGATGCGGAGTCCAAAAGGGAATTGCTTCACCCAAATATCGGTTTGCCTTGGCGATCCCATACCGCACCGCTTGACGATAACTTGTTGTGTCGTAGTGATCTCGACCATGCCCGGCAGACTCTTGTGGAGAAAAGCAATGGGCGTCATCGGATCGCAACAAGAAGGGTCGAAGAGCCTCTTGGGCACGGCTTCCTAAAAACACTATCAATTGTCGATTGGCATAATCAGTCTTGTGAACAATCGGCTTGTAGACCCACACCTCTTCAGAGCGATCGACTTGACCCGGCGTGATTCCACAAACATTTTGGCTGCGCATGCCGGTAGCCATTTGAAGCCGAATCATTGCTGCGATGACCGACGACACGTACGGCAAAACAGCGCGAACATGTGCCAAATCAACCGGCTGAATGGGTGGAGATTCCCCCGCCTCACTGCGACCCTTTCTTAGAGGAGCAACGGCTTCACAGGCTTGGAGGACTGTCGGCGGAACAAGTTCTTCGGCCACGCCCCAGCGCAGCATTCGCTTCAATCTGCCAATTTGACGATTGATCGTGGTTCGGGCCCACGGTCTTGGTGGACACGTCCACCGGCCGGTAATCATCAATTGTCGAACCTCCTTCAGGGCTCTCGGCCCAAAATCGCCAATCTCAAGGTCTGGGCAGTAAAACAAAAGAACCTTGGCGATTATCCGGAAATGCTCATACTCCGTTGCAGGTCGGCCAGGTCGAGGTTGGTAGTACAACAAAGCGTGATCCAGGAACCGTTGGCACAAGTCCGTAATTGTCGAATCAGGGCCCTCAAGCGGCGTCTGAGCCGGCTCCCGCGCGATCGCCGCAATGAATTTCGCATACGCTTGTCGGCTCTCTACGGAGCCGTACGAGCCAGGAAGACGTATTCTCCGCCCATGATGTTCGACGAATGCCCAATCTCG